AAGAGTCCAAGTAAGAGAGCTTTTATAAAAGGTTTAGGTGCATTAGCTGTATTACCCATTGTTGGAAGATTTTTCAAACTTGGAAAAGTTTTCGAAAGAGCATCTACTTACACAGGACCAACAATAGACAAAATTAAAGACATGCCAGAATGGTTCCCTGGTCTTGTTAAAAAGCTCTGGAACGAAGGTGAAGATGTAACTAAAAAAATGGCTTACAAAGATAGACAAGTTGTTAAAAGAGGTTCACTTGAAGATGGGGATGATGTGGATATGATTTACGATTTAGATACTGGGAACGTAAGTATAAATGTAGCTCCTAAAAAAGGAACTTATGAAACTGGAAGTGGTGCGTACAACAAAGAATATTCTTTAGATTATCAAAGAGGTGATGTTATTGAAGAAGGACCGTATGCAGGTCAGAGAGGTCCCGGTGAATTTGGTGTTGCTGAAGGACGTCCAATTCAAACAGGTGCGGATGATTTTGACATAGATTATGATCAATATCTTGATGTAGATGATGCAATGTCTGATTTAACAGAACTAGAAGCGTTTGCTAAAAATAAATCAACTAAACAAATTCATAAGCAGAAAGGGACTAAGAAAAAAGACATATTCCCTGATTATGACCCACCTGAATATGACCCGAACTAAATACCCTAAAACATGGCTTCTTCCGCCCAAATCTGGACCCGTGCCTCAAGGGTTGAATTTAAAATATAACAATGTTAAAACAGTGCGATTGGAGAAAATAAATGGCAGAAATAGACAAGGCGTTACCAAACGTAGACGAGACTCTTGAGGTAACTCAAGATGAGATGGTTCAAGAAATTTCTGAACCAGAAAATAGAGAAGGTACACCTGAAATAGTTACAAACGAAGATGGAAGCGTTGATATTAATTATGACGAAGGGAAATTACCTCCTTCAACTGATCACTACGCAAATTTAGCTGATTATTTAGAAGAGGGAGAATTACAAACTTTATCCACAAATCTTATAGAAAATTATAAAGACTATAAAACATCTAGAAAAGATTGGGAACATAGTTATACAACTGGACTTGATTTATTAGGGTTTAAATATGAAAAAAAATCAGAACCATTTCAAGGTGCGTCGGGGGCGACTCACCCGGTTTTGGCTGAAGCTGTTACTCAGTTTCAAGCGCTCGCTTATAAAGAGCTACTCCCAGCTACTGGACCAGTAAGAACACAAATTTTAGGGATGAATACCCCTGACAAAGTTCAACAAGCTAATAGAGTAAAAGAATTCATGAATTACCAAATCATGGACAAGATGAAAGAATATGAACCTGAATTTGATTCAATGTTATTTCATCTTCCTTTAGCAGGTTCAACTTTTAAAAAAGTTTATTATGATGAATTATTAGGAAGACCGGTATCAAAATTTGTTCCAGCGGATGACTTGGTTGTTCCATATTCAGCTACCTCATTAGAAGATGCGGAAGCTATTGTTCATGTTATTAAAATAACTGAAAATGATTTAAGAAAGCAACAGGTTTTAGGTTTCTATAGGGATGTAGAAATTCCACCTCCCGGTCAAAGACATGAAACAGAGGTTACTAAAAAAGAACATGAATTACAAGGTGTCTCTAAAACCGGAAGAAATGAAGACATGCATACTATTTTAGAGTTTCATGTAGATTTAGATTTAGATAATTTTGAAGATGTGGGATCCGACGGTGAACAAACGGGTATTAAACTTCCTTATGTTGTAACTATTGAAGAAGATTCACTAGAAGTTTTATCTATTAGAAGAAATTTTAAAGAAAATGATCCTTTAAAAGTAAAAGTAAATTATTTTGTTCACTTTAAATTTTTACCAGGGCTTGGGTTTTATGGTTTTGGATTAATACACATGATTGGTGGTTTATCACGAACTGCCACTTCAGCTTTAAGATCATTACTAGACGCGGGAACATTATCAAACTTACCGGCAGGATTTAAACAACGAGGAATAAGAATTAGAGATGATGCACAATCTATTCAGCCGGGAGAATTTAGAGACGTAGATGCCCCTGGAGGAAGTATAAAAGATGCATTCATGATGCTTCCGTACAAAGAACCATCACAGACTTTATTACAGCTTATGGGTGTCGTAGTTTCTGCAGGCCAAAGATTTGCTTCAATAGCCGACCTGCAGGTAGGTGAGGGTAATCAACAAGCGGCCGTGGGAACGACAGTAGCCTTGTTAGAAAGAGGTAGCAGAACAATGTCTGCAATTCATAAAAGAATATATGCAGCATTAAAAGAAGAGTTTCAATTATTATCGGAGGTATTTAAAACATATCTTCCCCAAGAATATCCATATGATGTTGTCGGAGGTCAAAGAACTATTAAGCAAACTGACTTCGACGATAGGATAGATATATTGCCAGTTGCTGACCCGAATATTTTCTCTCAATCACAGCGAATATCTTTAGCGCAAACAGAGTTACAGCTGGCAATGTCAAATCCACAGATTCACAATACGTATAATGTGTATAGAAATATGTATGAAGCTTTAGGAATAAAAGATGTTGATCAAATTTTAATAAAACCTGAACCACCTACTCCAAAGGATCCAGCGTTAGAATCTATAGATGCTATGGGTGGAAAACCTTTCCAAGCTTTCCCTGGACAAGATCATAGAGCTCATATTACAGCTCACTTAAATTTTATGGCTACTAATATTGCACGAAACAATCCAGCGATAATGGGAGCTATGGAAAAAAATGTTTTAGAACATATTAGTCTGATGGCGCAGGAACAAACAGAAATGGAAATGGCACCAGAGATACAACAAATACAGCAGTTGCAACAACAACAGCAACAGCAACAACAAGCTTCCGGAGGTCAACAGCCTCCACCAAACCCTCAAGTTGAAATGCAAATGAAACAGTTTTCAGAAAAGTTTGAAGCTAGAAAAGCTATTTTAATTGCAGAGATGACTGAAGAGTTTATGAAGGAAGAACAAGAAATCACCTCACAATTTGATAATGATCCTCTTGCTAAATTAAAATCAAGAGAGTTAGATTTGAGAGCAGCTGAAAATCAAAGAAGAAAAGAATATGAGACTAAGAGAATAAACTTAGATAGAATGAAAGCTGTGATGAATCAACAGAATCAAGATGCGAGGTTAGAACAGGACGAGGAATTAGCACAAATGAGAGCTGAGACTTCAATTGAAAAAACATTGCTACAAAACGCACTAAAAAAGGAGTAATATGAGCACAAAGGACAAGAACTGGATACAAAGCGCAACTAAGTCTATTAAAAGAAGAGGAACTAAAGGAAAGTGTACACCTATTACAAAAAAAGGTTGCACAGGCAGAGCAAAAGCTTTAGCTAAAACTTTTAAAAAAATGGCTAAGAAAAGAAAAGGTTAATATGTCGGGAAAAAGGAAAAACTGGACAGAGAGCCTGTTTAGCTATAACATTAGATAAATTAAGAAAAAGAGGATAAACATTTATGACAAAGACACCTAAAATTACAAAATTTTTGGCGCAAGATTGTAATAAAGATGGTTATGCTAAAGGTGGTAAGACCATCAAAGCTACCAACCCTTCGGAATCACAGACTGTGATTGTAAGAGGGAATAGAGCAATCAGACCCGCTAAGAGACCTGTCAAAGCAACTTGGTACTAATATGTGGCTAGGAGCAATTAAATTAGCTCTTAACGCTGGAACTCACATTTACAAAAAGCGTAAAGAGACTCAAATGGCTATGGCCGATGCGCAACACATGCACGCAGCTAAGATGGCCCGAGGTGAGGAAGCTTACCAGGGAAAACTTTTAGAATCCCGAGACAAAGATTTTAAGGACGAGGTCGTCCTTGCAATTCTCACACTCCCGATTTTGGTGCTTGCATATGGGGTCTGGTCGGACGATCCGGCAGCCATGGATAAGATAAAAGTGTTCTTTGAGCATTTCCAGGCGCTTCCGAGCTGGTTTACAAATTTATGGATCCTTGTATGTGCCAGTATTTTTGGTATAAAGGGTACACAAATTTTCAGAAATGGTAAGAAATAAGAAATAAGAAAGGAGGAAAAATGAGTATAAACGGAAAAGTAAAATGGTTTAACACAACTAAAGGTTATGGTTTTATTGCAAGAGATGACAAAGAAAAAGATGTTTTTGTACATTCTTCAGCAGCCAGAGCCGCAAACTTACAGTTAAATGAAGGCGATGCGGTAACATTTGAAGTTGAAGATGGTCAAAAAGGACCTGCAGCTATTAATTTACAGTCAGCATAAATGTCTAAAAATAATGTAGACATACATTATTAAAACACATATAAATAAGTAAGGAGAAAAATATGAGAACAGACTATCAACCAGATCCAAGAGTAAGACCAAGACCCGATCACGCTAAAGCGAACGGTAAGGTTTATTCTGCTAAAGATAAAAGATTAATAGACCTAAAGAAAAAAGGCACTATTAAAAAAAATAATCAAAAAGGATAATTATGAAAAGAAAAGTACCAGGCGGAGCATCGGCAATGTATTCAAGAGGTTATGGTGTAGATGACAAATCGAAAAGAGTTCCTACTATCTTATTAGATAGAGGTGGAATGAAAGATGGTGGTCATACAAAGAACACTAGAAGAGAGAATAGATTAGAAGAACTTGGAAGAGTCGACTCCGAAAAAGCATATACTAAAAAAGGTAAGAGAAATTTAAAATCTGAAAAAAGAAGAATAGTTTCAGAAGTAAGTTCTCGTGGTGTAGCAAAAAGAGGATACGGCGTAGAAAAACGTTAATGGATCCCATTACCATTGTTTACAAGATTCAAAAGATGTTGAAGCAAGGCATTCAACAAGTCAATGAAACATATTCAGCTGGAGCAGTTGACAATATGGAAAAATACAAGTATCTACTTGGTAAAGCACATGCTTTACAAATTATACAACAGGAAATCTCTAACCTGCTAGACGAAAAGGAGCAAAAAAATGAGCAAGGAAACGTTATCGACTTCGGAAAATCCGAAGATAAAACACGCACTTGAAGAAAAGTATCGAGAACAAGACTCAAAAAGAGTAGACGAGACAAACGTCGATAAAATAGCTGATCAATTACCAACCCCTTCCGGGTGGAGACTTTTAGTTTTACCTTTTACACCGAAAGAAAAAACCAAAGGTGGTTTAATATTTTCACAAGAATCTTTAGATAAAGCAAGGATCGCAACTAATTGTGGTTATGTTTTAAAAATAGGACCTGATGCTTTTAAGGATAAAGAAAAGTTTTCAACAGGGCCTTGGTGTAAAGAAAAAGATTGGGTGATTTTTGCAAGGTATGCAGGATCACGTTTACCAATAGAAGGCGGAGAAGTCCGTATCATTAACGACGATGAAGTTCTAGGGACTGTTGCAGACCCAGAATTCATGTTGCATTATATATAAACATAGCGAGGAGGAACTATGCCAACAGAGAAAAAAATGGTCGATATAGATACATCAGGACCTGATGTAAATGTAGAAATACCAGAAGAAAAAGTTGAAAAAGTTGAAGCAATTCAACCTGTTGAAAAAACAGAAGAAAAAATTGTTGAAACAGAAACGAAAGAAGAGTCTCCAGAAGAAATAACAGAAGAGACTGAAGAGAAAGAACAGGAATTAGAAACATATAGTAAGAAAGTTAAAAGAAGAATTGATAATCTTACTAAAAAAATGAGAGAAGCTGAAAGACAAAAAGGAGAAGCTTTAGATTATGCAAGATCTATAAAAGCTTCAAGTGATAGTCTTAAAAAGAAATACTCTCAATTAGAAACCGGTAGTTTAAAAGATAAAGAAGATAGAATTAAATCTTCTTTAAAAGCTACTTACGCAACATTAGCAGCTGCAAGAGAAGCTCAAGATT